GAGGCGCGATCATCAAAACTAACAGCAGTATAAATACCGGTTATACATTCATGCAGATAAGTTGTTTGTTGACCATACAATACGTAATCAGTTGTAGCACCTTTTCTTAATAACATACGTATTATAGTTTTGGTAGCCTCCTTTTTTGTATTATACTCTGCTTCTTCTTCTTCTTTTTGCGAATTCATGAAATAGTTATATGTTTCACCTAAAAAACCTGATATAGCATGGCCTAATGGTTTAATATGAAGTATACCAATATCATTTTCAATACCCTCAATATAATATTCAGTGAGTAAAATGTTTACATGTTTAGTATCGAGGCGTTCACATGCTGAACAAATTTGTTGAAGTACCTGTAAACGATCATTTAATAAATCAGGTAACTCTTTCGGTCTTTTTCTTGATGTTGACTCTTTTGACATTGGTCTTTTTCTTGGCTGACTCATTATTAACCTAAACTTTCTCTATACTAACGATATATTATTTTGTAACGTTGAAAATGATTGTATTTTACCTGTTCCAATACCAAAGAAGAACAGGTAAAGTTACATCATTGTAGGTGAAAAAGTTGCGAGTATTATCATTACCTTTTTGTAAATCGCGAACCCATACGATGACGATTCTTTTTTGTTTTGTATGGCCTGACGTTTCGTTATTTACATATTAATTAGATACAATTTTCTAAATATCATGATCTGACCGTTTCTTCTATGAAAGAGTAAATCTACCAAAGCAATGCGTATAAATGAACCAAGTTTAGGTACTTTACTAGTATATATCGTGGTTTCAAATTTCATCTATAAACATGTCCGATGTTCAAACGACTACACGGATTTCTGAATTACCTGAAAACATTACGGTCCAATTATATCCGAATCAACAGCAACAAGACAATGGTCTTGGAAATGCCTACATCCCTATCAATGTTCATCCCAACCCCTATGGCGGCGCAGGTGCCACCGGACAACCAAACACGTTGCCTTATCCCCAAAGCGATGAGCGACCCAACCGTCAAAGCGGCAGCGGCCAAAGCGGCAGCGGCGGATTGCCCGCATACCAAGGCCAACCCGATTTCTCTCAACCCATTAGTCAAATGATGCAATCGCAATCGCAGCAACAGCAACAGCAACAGTTTCAATCGCAGCAACCAACCCAACAACTCCGCCTCCCCTCACGCGATATACCCATGGACACGACGCAGTTTCAACAAGATCAAGAAATCCAACCCAATTATATCCCCAAAGCCAAACTCACTTCGGATTACATAAAAAATTATGAAGAATCCGGCGAACGTGCAAGACAAGATCATGAATCGCACAAACATCGCGCCAATATGACCGACCAATTCTTCACTGAGTTTCAAACTCCCGCCCTCATCATGTTTCTCTTTTTCTGTTTTCAAATGCCGATTGTCAATACCCTCCTCTATAAATATTTCACATTCTTGTCCATCTACAATTCAGATGGAAATGTCAACTTTTACGGCGTTTTCTTCAAAAGTATCCTCTTTGGTCTCCTCTATTATGCCATTGCAAAAACCACTGACTATTTAGCCAATATATGATATTTCAGCGTTTACCCCTAAACACCGGCGACTGGCACAATAAATTGCATCAGCCATCCTGACAATATAAACCACATCGCATTGATACTATTTCCGCCTTGGTAAATGACCCATCGCAAAGCCTGGCAATGTGGCGACAGTGTCATAAATGGCGAAGCTAGAAATCCAATAAAAGTGGCAGGTGCACACGAGTATGCATACAGATGCACAGCAATGTAATGTAGACAAATCCACATTACATAGATATATATCACGGGGCGCGCATTGATCATCATGTTGTACAGATTAATCAAGGCAGTTCTCATTGTTTATCTTCCTTCGCGACTTTCTTATACAACTCATCTTAAAGACAATAAGTTAATCAATTTTTCAAGCCTCTCAATGCTGCCTCGTAATCCACCATGAATTCGCGTGGATTCATCATCGCCGCAAATTGTTTGCCAAGATTCGATTTATAGGCATCGATGCGGTCGGGTGAATGGACCAATTCGACCACTTTCGCAATATATTCTTCCTCCGTATCCGCGACCAACTCGCCCGCTCCACAATGTGTCAAGATAGACGCAGTCACACTATGCGCATGATAATCGCGATGGCGCAGCGTAACAATCGGAACCGAATTATAGAGGGCATTGCACGACGTGGTCGTACCGCTATAGGGAAATGGATCCAAGAGGATATCAAACATTGTAAATGCCCTATTGTAATCGTGATTTTGCATCTTGTTCACAATGAGCAACCTCTTGGGATCGACACTCAATTGCGTCGAATAAAAGGCCGTGCGTTCGGCATTGTTATCAAACGATTCCAACTTGATCAACAGAATAGCTTGAGGGCACGCCGCCATAATCTTGGCCCATGCCGCCAAGACATACGGACTATTCTTATTTTCCTTGTTCAAAGCGGCCAATACAATGCGATCAGTCCGGGTTTTTCGTGGAACCGTCGGTTTCGCCTGATGGATGGATTTATAGAGTAAAAAACAGCGTGGCAATCGGACCAGCGTTTCACTATATTTCTGCACACTTTCCAAAGGGTCTGCGACCCCGTCCGTCAAACGATACTGGATCGATTTCAAGCCCGTTGTATTGGGATATCCAAGATAGGACATTTGTACGGGCGCAGGATGATAACTAAAGATCCCAAGACGATTCGATACAGTGTGACCATTCAGATCCACCAAAATATCGATACCTAGCCGGTGAACAAGCTTGGCAACTTCGAGATCCGTCTTTTCTAAGATAAAGTGAATCTTGGCAATCCCCCTCTTTTCCAAGTCGGTAAAGAGGTCCTTGATTTCTTTTTGATTTGCAAATAGATAGATCTCAAAGGTCTCACGACTATGATTTTCCAAGATGGGCAAAATAAAATTGGAGACGGGATGGTCCAAATAATCGCTGGAAACATAGCCAATACGGATTTTTTCCCCATTCTTTTCCCCATTCTTTGTACCCTTCTCAAAATAATTGGGCCGATCCACATAATAATCATTGATCTTCACATGTTCTTGATATACGGCATCATGATCTGTATATCGATATTCCAAATAACAAAGCAGATTTTGAAACGAAAGGAGCTGTTTTCCAAGATCGAGCGCAAATTCTTTGGCCAGCCTGGTCGCAATACGAGAATGTTCAATGGCCAAATCGACTTCGCCCACCGCACAATACACATAGCCTATATCGTTATGATTAGCCCAAGTAGCCTCTTTTTCTGCAGGCGTCCGCACCTTGGAAAGAGGGGACATAGAAATCAACCTTTTCAAAGAGGGGATTCCATTTTCATATTTCAACTGCTGGAAATTACATCGCGAATAGACGCCCAAAAACTCGGGATGGTTCATATACATTTCCTCAATTCTTGGAAATTTCGTAAACAAATCGTCGATGAATAGAAATACCGTCCTTCCGCATCCCGTTTCAAAGAGGGCTTTGATGAGCGCGACGGCGGTGACCACATTTTCTTTGTTCCGCTCATGAGCCATGCGTAGCCACATGATGGCCCTGAAAATGTTGATGCCTATGTAGAGATTGCCCATGCAAAACAAGAGTACATCATCATTGGGTGAAAGAAAAAGGAGTTTTACCAAGATTTCCTCTTTGACTTGTATGGAGACATCAGCGATATTCAACATGGCAATTCCGCGTTCTGATATGGCGCGTTTTGCAAATGCAAAGGAACCTTCATCGACGGGCGGTTGTGTGAGGATTTGGGCGAAGAATTGGTTGAATTCATCCAAAGGATTTTGTGGTTGTTGCTGTTGCTGCATTCTTGGAAAATATAAGAATATAGATACAAGATTATACCAATATGGATTTGTATTGTTTTCTTGGAACAATAAAAAATGTAAGGGTTTGTAAAGATAATGGGTAATTAGAGTATTCAAGGGTGTAAACACGATACAAAGGGTGTTTTTGGTTGGATTTGGCGGTTAGATAGGAACACATGAAGATATTCTAGACTTGGATATGATTGCCTACACGATCGATGGTCCATGCAAGAGGAACAGCAGCAGATGATAGTTCAAGGTCCGCTTCATCCTCCTCTTGCGATTCTTGGAAAGCATGAATGAAGGAATCAATGGGGAAGCGCTGTGCAGCTTGGCGTTCGTCGACGAGTGCGAGGGCATCGGACTGCGAAAGGGTTCCGCTAGCACGCTCAATGTTTTCGCGGATGCTTAGGAAACGGCAAGCTGCCAGCTCGCGGCTCTCCGTCTCGGCGCGCTCCATAAACGTGGGCGTCTTGTCGGGCATGTAGTAGACGTAGAGATCGACGTGGTCTTCGTAGCGGAGACAGTTGCACAAGAGCTCGCGGGTTTGGGTCAGGTAGCTGACCCATTGGCGGCCTTCGAATTGCATGCTGTACTCGGGCACGGTATCCATGCTCACCGTTTCAGGAGCAAAGTCCACGTCGCCGACGAGAAACGCGATTTCGCGATCAATGGCATGTTCTTGGGCATAGCTGGGAAAACGGCGCACATTGCGCAACACGTTTGCACAAATGTCGTCGTAGGCGGTTTTCATGATTCCACTGATGGTGCGATTGGCGCATTGCTGCATCGAGGTTTCAAGCTGCAACATGGCCTGAATTCCTGAGCGGATATCGAGACGGAGTTGAGCAATCTCGCATGACTCGACGACGACCATGGTAGACTGAGCAAAGGCAGACATGGTAAGGATATATTAAACGATTAGATGATGATATTGACTACTCGGCGGGGGGACTTTTTACAATAGATGTATATCGAAAAAAGCAATTCAATTTTTCAAAGAAAATAATAATATTGACACAATATTGACAATTCTTGGAAAAAAGGGGAGTGTAATTATGCCGTCGATGGTAAAAATGATGGCGCAACTGAGTCCGGAGGCAGAAGAGGTAGAGGTAGAAGAGATAAATGAAGAATCATTGGAAAATCTGCTAGTACTGAGATAGAGACTTTATCTACGCGCGGTTTTTCGAACCCGCCGTTTTTGTTTTCGAACAGATTTTCTCTTTTTGTTGGCTTTTCGCGTTTTGCCACCATTAGATTCATTATAAACTAATTTAACTCTATCAAGGTATTCATTTAATTCTGCATATTCCAAACATTTTTTTACTAATTTATTATCGAGTGTAAATTTATTTTCTTTACAAAATTCTAAAATCTTTGTGATTTCTTCTTCACTAAATTTATAATTACACTCAAAAAGCCTTAAAAAAAAAGGAGCGTATTTTATATCAAATGCTTTTTTTAAATAATCTTGAAAAAATTTATTTTTGTAAATTTCGTCGCAGTTTTTTCTCATTTTATTATTAAATTCATTCATATATTGGAAATATTCTATGTTTGGCGGTTCAGGTAATCTTTCTATGGATGGCAGTGAGAATGTCAGTTGCCGTGGACTTGACTCTGTAGATGTTGACCCTGGTCCAGGTCCAGGTGGAGGTGTTGGTGTTGGTATTGGGTCAGCCATTTATCGAACTATTAACTTATACATTATATCGCTAAAATAATCCCCACTTCTTGGGAACCTCTTTCTTTGTACCGCGCCGTTTTTGTTTTCGAACAGATTTTCTCTTTTTGTTGGCTTTTTGCGTTTTGCGTTTACCACCATTTGTCGGTATATTGGCGATTTCAGGTGCTGAATTCGGAAATTCGGTTATAGGTGACTTAATATCTTTTGTCCGATTGGGTTGATTAGACAAATAGTATCTTGGGTTATAACCTTTCACCGAGACGTTTCTCACAAATCCTAAAGTCGAACTAATATTTCCAAGAATACCTCTTTCAATAAGAAAATGGCTGGATGAGTCTGCTCTACTACTATTTACTTTAAAACCACAATGTGTAAGATAATTAATTACCGATTTATATTTTTTTACAACAACTTCATCTTTGCCATCAAAATAATCTTCACTTTTTAAAGCTAGATCTAAAATGGAGTCATTGTACTGAGTAGTTGCATTCAGATTTGCGGCGTAACCATAATTACATTTTGATTTAATATATAGATCTATAACATAACGTATTTCTGCTTCGGTTAATGATAAATATTTTCCACTTTTCAAAAAATTATGAAGTGGTGTCCAATGTCTATCGGTAAGAAGACACATTCCATTATAAATACTACAAATGTGTTTAATTATATCATAATTTCCATAAGAACAAGCATAATGTAAAGGAGTAGATTCACTACTAGAAAAAGGAAATAATTGTATACCTACAGATAAAAGTAAACGCACTATTGATGTTTCTTCACTCTCACATTTATCAGTATTGTTCATACATGCATAATGTAAAGGCCGTCGTCTTGGTACAATATCATAAAATCGTTTACTACTTTCTTCATTTTCTTCTTCTTCAGCAAATATAACACGTTCAAGTTGAGTTTTTCCACCAAGTAAGCGTTTTACCTCGGCATGATCTCCAACCTTACATGCATAATGTAATGGATAGTTTTCTTGTAAATATTCTAAATATCCTGATTCATCATTTTCTTCATCTTCTAGTGGTACATATTGTTCTAATGATGAAGGTGGAGAAATAGTATCAGCCATGAATATACATTATATCGCTAAAATAATCCCCACTTCTTGGGAACCTCTTTCTTTGTATCGCGCCTCTTTTTGCGACGCACCCGTTTTTCTTTTTCTTCGATGGAAACAGTAATGTTTTCGGGTTGGGCAGCAACCAAACTGGGTTGACGCATATCCTTTGGAACCGCCCCCTTATCCTTCGATGCCTTTTCAAACTTGGTGGCCGGCGTATATTTCAAAAACCATTCTTCATATTCATGCGTGCCACGTTTCCCCGCCAATTCTTTGAATTTCTCCGTCTTTTCCGCACGCATATCTTCCAAGGTCGGTTGTTTGCCATAGCACGCGATACTGAACCGTTTCAACAAGCCGCGCTGTTCCAACCGATTCTTCTGTTCCACATCGAACAAAAACTTGGCCATGCACAAGATGCGGTCGCGATAATAATAAGGCGCATCGGCATAAATAAAGGCCAAATAAAAACTCAACATGGTATCAATGGTCGCAACATTGATCTCTTGTGCCCCAATATGGATCGTATTGTAATTGTGACAGGCAATGGGCTTGTAAATAAACGCAACCGTCTCTTTGCCCACCTGGATTTCAATGTGTTCCGGAATGACCTCGCCAATAGCCGCATGTTTTATTTCATGAACATCTTTGAAACCGGACTCGGTCAAACGTTCGCGGATAATCATCGACGTTTTCTCAGGCTCTTCTGCCAAGACATCAAAGTCGGGGATTTTTTCCACCAATCGCTGTTGATCTTTGGGCATATATTTGGAATATAGACTGCTCGCATATCCGCCGAAAAAGACGACGCCCAACTCGATAAAGGCATCGCGTGTAATGAAATAAATCTGTTCCGATTCTTTGGTCGCACCCGTTTCCATTTTTCTTTGGAAATCAATGGCCGTACAATCAAATCCCGTTTTCATGGGATGATGCGTGTTTAACAAGGTCAATCGTTTCAAGACTTTTTCCCAACGCGACACATCGCCCATAGGACGCGACAGTTCTAAATACATGCTCATCCGCAAATAATTGGGCGGCGTATATTTGATTCCGGCAACCGTAATGGCCTCTTTTCCAAGATTTTTATAAAGCATCGGATGCAGCTGTGTAATATCGGCAACAGGAATGAAATTGACAAAGACTTTATAGGTGCCTTGGTGAACGCCCGATTTGGCCTCGACTTCTGTGAATCCCGCCTTGTAATAAATATCGGCGAGTTCTTTGGCATCTTCCAAAGCCTGGGGAGAAAAGAAATCGTAGTCGGGGATTTCGATTTCGCGATTATAGAATTGCGCATATTTCGGCAAAATATTGTTAATCGCCGTTCCGCCATAGCAAATCAACTTTTTCACGATCAAAAAATCCTCCAAAATCTTGATGATTTCTTTGACTTGATCGCCCATGGCCAACTTTTGGCCCGCGGTTTTCTCGCTCTCGTCGACGGCGTGGCGCAAGATGGCGAGCTCACATTCGTCAAAGGTCATATCATCGTTGCACAATTCCGTATAGTATTTTCGGCGCTGAGATTCCATTTGTTTGCGGGTAAAACTGGGTGCACGATGATACTGATATTTTTTGGTATATTTTGAGGGCATGTAGTACAAATACTATAACTAACAACTATAGTATATGCGTAGATTATATCGATAAAAATTTGAGAACGCAGGAACATTAGAAGATTAGAAGATTAGAACATTTGTAAAATCGTCGCCAATGGAGTAATCCCACTTGACGTAAAAATGTTCGATTCTGCATACTGCAAATTTTTATCACCGGAAAGATGATATTGTTGACATACCATTTGTGCACCCCATCCGTGAACACGATCAAGGATATCAGGATTAGCAGAATTAACAGTAGGATAAATAATCATAGTTTGTTTAACGTTTACGGTAAAATTGGCCGTACTTGTAATTTGTGGGAGAGATTTATTTAATGTTGAAAATACATCATCGCGGTAGATGGAAATGGAGCCCGAATTGTTTCCTGTTTCAATGGAAATATAGTTTGCTAAATTTGTGGTCGATGTGGATTTTGCACCACTAGCTTTTGTTCGCCATGCTGGATTAAGCGTATTGTCAATCATGAGGTATATTTTCCCAGCCCGAAGGTTGGATTGTGAATCGTTTGAAGTCATTAATAAACCGCTCATGTATGTTTTTACTAATTCACCGACAATAGAATAGATGGATGGATCTGCTGACCGTATACGTAAATTAACAAATAAGGGATCTTCCGGATTAGGAACACTAGCACTGTTAAAAGCATTGGATGTAATAGATATAAACGCCGCACTTAGTGGTATCGAATTATACGAATCATAATTTACAACGGTGTTCACACTAGGATCAATCGGACCAGGATCTGCGCCATTGTTGGAGAATGCGACAACAGCCGTTCCATCCACTAAATAGATTTCTAAATCTATCAGACGAACTCCTCGGCTCAACAATAAACCAATCATATCAGGATGAACATACTGACCCGTTCTAGCAGAATTGAATGAACTTTTTATGCATACTTGATTGATGGGTAATTTATATTTTATATTCTTTATTTTTACGTTTGTCGCAGCATATGCGGTTTGTAGTGCACTTAGTTCATTTATAGCAGCTGTTGGAATAGAATAGGCGCTAGATGATGGCACATTTGTATATCCCTCTTTACGTGAAGAAGTCACCATAGATGCTATCATCCGGAAAACAAAATAAAATGCCAAGGCAAATATCAATATCATCATTGTTCCGTGTAATTGTATAAAAAAAGGATGGATTTGCATGGATTGGTAAAGAATGATCCGCCGTTTAAAGAATAGCTATATTAAAATATTCCCATAAAAGAAACTAATATAGAAAAATTGGTACAACTATTTCTAAGAGTATCATAGTAAAATAAAATATGGCAGGAGGTTTATTAAACATTGTTTCCGTTGGAAGTGGAAACTTGATGTTAACGGGCAATCCTACCAAGACATTTTTCAAAGTGACTTATTCGAAATATACGAACTTTGGGCTACAAAAATTTCGTCTTGATTTTGAAGGTCTCCGTGATTTACGGACGTCGGAAGAGTCCAAGTTTACATTTAAAATCAAGAGATATGCAGATCTTCTTATGGACACCTATTTAGTGATGACATTGCCTGATATATGGAGTCCAATTTATCACCCTTCAACGGAAACAAATAATAAGTGGTCGGCATATGATTTCCGTTGGATTCGTGATCTAGGTACACATATAGTCAAAGAAATCGAAATTACATGCGGTTCGCAAACATTACAAAAGTATTCAGGAGAATATTTGGCTGCCATGGTCGAGCGAGATTTTACGATGGAAAAAAAAGAGCTTTTTAACAAGATGACTGGAAATACAGAGGATCTATATGATCCGGCAAATTGTAATGGTAATGTAAATACGTATCCTTCGGCTTATTATACACCAAACAATGCCGGTGCAGAACCGTCAATACGTGGAAAAACCCTATATATTCCGATCAATGCATGGTTTACATTCGATAGCCGTTGTGCATTTCCTCTTATTTCGACACAATATAACGAACTCGTTATTAATATTACTTTAAGGTCTATTCAAGAAATGTTTCAAGTTCGTGATATATTTGATGGAGGAAATAATTATCCATATATCCAGCCGGATTTTAATCAAGCACGATTTCAAATGTATCATTTTTTACAGACACCTCCAGCCATTGATCTATCAACAGCATCATATCGTAATCAAGTAAATACATGGAATGCTGATATTCATTTATTGACAACGTATTGCTTCCTTTCAAAAGAAGAGTCGCAATTATTTGCTGCGCAGGATCAAGTATATTTAGTGAAAGATATTTTTCAATACAATTTTGAAAACGTTACAGGATCCAACCGTGTCAAATTGACATCAAATGGAATGATTGCTAACTGGATGTTTTATTTACAGCGTAATGATGTGGCTTTAAGAAACGAGTGGAGTAATTATACAAACTGGCCATATCAAGGTTTACCGTCGAATTGTATTCAGGCACCACTACGAATAGATAATCCTACGAATAATATTCCATATGGTCCACAATTACAACCCGATCAGACCAACACGGGGTATTTCATTACGGGCAATTTTAGTGTAGAAAATCGCAAAGACATTTTAGAAACAATGGGTATTTTGTTTGATGGCGATTATCGTGAAAATACTCAGTCTCGGGGGGTTTATGATTATGTGGAAAAATATACGCGAACCCAGGGTTCCGCAAAAGAGGGTTTATATTGCTATAATTTTTGTTTGAATACGAGCCCGTATGAAACTCAGCCATCGGGTGCAATCAATACAACCCGATTCAAGACGATTGAATTGGAATTGACCACCTATGTTCCGCAGTTTGATATTAGCAATTCATCATTTAACGTGATTTGTGACCAAACCGGAACGCCTATAGCTGTAAGTACGAAACCTTCGTGGCGATTATACGAGTATAATTATAATTTGACTGTATTTGAAGAACGATACAATATTTTATCATTTATTGGTGGAAATTGCGGTATGTTATATGCAAGGTAAAAATCGCAAAAAGAAATCATTCGTTATAGTATAGATCTTTTACAATTTATTTATACTATAATACTCATTATTTATTGAATATAGATGACTACTAATGAATCTACTTATTGGCGCCAAGTTAAAAAAACAGCGATTGATAGAAACGACGCATTAATGGAGCCCGTTCAAGTGATTCAAAAAATGAAACGAATCCAAAGAAAAAAGAAACGGTATGCACTCAACAATATGCAGAGCGAGATGTTGGATACGATTTATAATATTGAACCTGAAGATCGCAGTTATATTTCCACGCCACTGGATCAGCGAAATATGGTGGAAGGGTTCAAAGAAGGTTATAACGACCCCCCAAAAACTGGTAACACTCAAGAAATGGTAGGAAATAAATTACAAGAAATGTTGGATTTCACTGTAGATTCTATTGGAAGTTTACAAGCTATATCCGCAAATATGACAGGTTTTACAGAAAGAATTTCTAATAATCTTGGAATGGCATTGACAAATGGTAGCGCTACAAAAACCGAAATTGAAACATTCCGACTTCAAATGGTAAAAATCATTTCCGTATTTTTATCCTATTTGGTGGTATATAATTGGTATTATTTATTTAATATTAGCGATTTCACGGTGACTGGACAGAAATATTATCCATTTTTAATTAATAATGCATCATCTTGGAGTGAGCCGTTTTTTTACTTTTTGGAACCATCTTTAATGGTTGTTGAAATAGTAGATAAAGTAATGTTTGACAGAACGGGCGAGTCAATTGGTGCATCACTATTAGGAGCAATGTCATCTATTTCATCTATTAGCAAATTAAAAAATAGTCTACCCACGGAAGGTTTGTCTGAAGATTCGCTTGAAGGTTTGTCTGAAGATTCGCTTGAAGGTTTGTCTGAAGATTCGCTTGGAGATTTGACCGAAGGTTCATCTGAAGATTCGCCTATAAAAGGTGGTAATGGAAAAAAAAGTGGAAATGCCCCAAATTCGTCAAAGAAGGATATGGGAGACGAAATCCGATTGAAAAATATAGGCTTTGTAAATATGTTTTTGAACATAATAAAAAGACAGGCAGAATCCATTGGATTAGCTCATTTAATTACATTTATTATTGTGGGATCATTCCTCATTCCACTCATTATAGAAGCGAATATGTTAGGAGGATTATTTTCACTTTTTTGGAATTCAATTACATTTTCAAATCTGAACGGAGATACTTTTTTGAGTATAGGTATTATATGTGCGATATTGGCAATAATAACAGGGGTAATTAATCCAAATTATTTGGATGCGACAAAAATAACATGGTGGGGTATCCTAATTTTTATAATAATAATAATAATTCGTGCAATTTGTGCATTGTTTATAGGCGGATTTTTTGGCGTCGTTATATTGTCGGGTTACTTCCTATTTAATTCATTGGTTGGAATTGGATTTATGGAGGGAATTTTCAACACTGCAAAAGTTATGAATAATATCAATAAAACTATTATGAAAGAGATTTTTCCGGACAATCAATTGACAAATACACTAGGTCAAAAGTTGATCAAAAAATGTAGATGGTTAGCGAGTAAACTTTTTTATATGTGGTTTGAAATTGTAATGATCATAGTTTTGATTCATGGAATTGTTACCTATTTGGATAAGTATAATCCACCAAGAAATTCAGGTGACGCAAAAGCGGCAAATGCTCAAATGATTAGTAGCGTATTTGATAATAATAAGGGCCGTCCTGTTGCAACTACGCAAAGCCAATTAGATTTAATAAAAAATGAATCAGGTTATTTGTATACTTGGTTGATTATAACTAATATTGGTATTATAGGATTAATAATGTTGCATATTTTTTGGAATAAACTAAAAGATTTAGATCTAGCTGGATCTGTAGATTCAGAGTCAACGACATCAAATGATCCATTAAATCCTGAAAATAATTCGACCGATACATCAAACTATGATAAAAAAGCTTCTTCTGTGGCTGCCGCTGCTGCTGTTGCCGCTGCCGCTGCTGCTTCCCGTAGAGTTAATAACATTTAATCTCCTGGTAAAAATTGTGACTCTGAAATGTCTTGTCTAATAAAAACAAATCTATATAAATAAACATATAAACATATAAACATAGTATAAGAAATAAACTAGTCCATGGGAAAAAAAGCTGCAAAACCACATTGTCATTCTACAACAGAACCGAAAAAATATCACCCTTTTGTCAGCATATGTACACCGACATTTAATCGCCGACCGTTTATTCAAACCATGTTCCACTGTTTTCGCAATCAAACCTACCCCAAATCACGCATGGAATGGATCATTGTCGATGATGGAACGGATAAAATCAGCGACCTCGTCACCGCCGCCAATATTCCCCAAATCCAATATTTCTCCCTCCCTGAAAAACTGTCGCTCGGTGCGAAGCGCAACTATATGCATCAAAAAACGAGAGGTTCCATCATTGTCTATATGGACGACGACGATTATTATCCACCGGAACGCGTGGAACATGCCGTGGAACGGCTCATGGGAAATAAACAGGCTCTTTGTGCGGGGGCAAGTGAACTCTATATTTATTTCAAACATATTCAGAAGATGATTCAATGCGGGCCCTATGGACCCAACCACGCAACAGCGGGGACATTTGCATTCAAACGCGAATTGTTAGAACAGACGCAATACGAAGATCATGCGGCCCTAGCTGAAGAAAAGGCGTTTTTGAAGAATTATACAGTCCCATTTGTGCAACTCGACCCTTTGAAAACCATTTTGGTATTTTCACATGAACACAATACGTTTGATAAACGCAAATTGTTGGAAAATATGCACCCACAGTATTGTAAAGAAAGTAACAAAACTGTGGAGATGTTTATTCGTCTATCAAAAGAATCGCCTACAAAGGATTTCTTTATGAATCAGATTGACGAATTGTTAAAAGTGTACGAGCCCGGAGATCCAAAAATGAAGCCTGATGTCTTGGTTCAGATGAAGAAGATTGAACAAGAACGCGACGAAATGATTCGGCGTCAAAGAGAGCAGCAACAGCAGCAGCAAGGTCAAAATCCGGGGGCGGGACAAATTGTCATGCAGCGACCTGGTGAACAGCCCGTCGTTCTTACACCGGAACAGATTGTTTCTCTCGTTCAGCAGCAGCAGCAACAGATGCAACAGGCGACGGCGCGTATTGCAGAATTGGAGGGGATGGTGGTGTTACTACAAAAACAATTGTTGGCTGCGTCAACGGTAAAAGTGGGTCCAATCGAAGGAAAAAAAACAGACCCGGAGGTAACAGTTGCAATATAATATGATATAATTATATATGATATAGAATAGAAATAATATTATGTTTCAAGAACTGGTTCAAGCATCTGAAAATGGAGATTTAGATGAAGTGGAAAAACTTATCACCGAAGGCGCCGACGTGAATGGCAAGGACGAGAAAAAAAAGACTCCTCTTCACTATGCTTGTTTTAATGGCCATGTGCACGTAGCAGAGCTCTTGTTGTCCAAGGGCGCCGACGTGAATAGCAAGGACAAGTATGGAGAGACTCCTCTTCACAGGGCTTGTCGAGATGGACATGTGCCCGTAGCAGAGCTCGTGCCCGTAGCAGAGCTCTTGTTGTCCAAGGGCGCTGACGTGAATAGCAAGAACAAATACGGAAAGACTCCTCTTCACTATGCTTGTCAATTTAACAGTGGTCACGTAGATATAGCAGAGCGCTTGTTGGCCAAGGGCGCTGATGTGGATAGCAAGGACAAAGATGGAAAGACTCCTCTTCACTATGCTTGTGAAAAGGGTTTTGAGCACATAGCAGAGCTCTTGTTGCCCAAGGGTGCTACATGGTTAAATAAAACTTACAAAAAACTAAATATAAATAAATTAATAAAAAAATATGAACCTGCTATGCAATATTTAGAAAATAAAACAATCAGTGAAACAACTAAAGAAAAATTGAAAAACGATCATGAAAGAATACTCAATACTTTTAATACAGGCAACGATTTTGAGTGTTCTATATGTTCTATATGTCATAATCAATTAGATCATGATTATGAAACAGATAACCCAAGTAATAAGAATTTACAGGCAATGTTACCATGTAGCCATTTTTTACACGTAGAATGTTATAATAGATTAAAAAAACTAGAGTGTCCATTAAAAGATGGACCATTTAATAGAGATAGCGTATTAATTTTTCCATTTGGATTATATTCATATGATTTATATGAAGAATGGAAAAAAACTTCTTTAAATGTAACAAAAACTAGTTCTTTACCGCTAATAGAAAACTATTCAAGGAATAGAAACTACAGTTTAAAATCTTTACACGAAGGTCTCGGTGGCAGAATGCGTTCTAAAAGAAAAACGCACAAAAAGATGAAACCAAGAAAAACCCATAAAAAGAAGATTCATGGCCGAATCAAAACGAAATCTCAAAGAAGACGACGATAAACTTTTGGTGTATATCTATGACAACTCGTACATAATTTATAATGGTTAATATAAATAATCGACATATTTGAAGCTTGTAAAACTGGTAATTTTGTAGAAGTAAAAATACTCATCGAATCAGGCGTTGATGTGAATAGCAAGAACAATGATGGATGGACTCCTCTTCACTATGCTTGTTATAAGGGCCATGTGCACGTAGCTGTGCTCTTGTTGTCCGTTAATGAACAACAAAAAGGTACGCCTGGTGGAAAAATGCGTTCCAAAAGAAGAACACACAAAAAGAAGGTTCGTCGTAACCCAATTCAAAATTGAAAAGAAGACGACATTAATGGCAAAAAATTGAGTAGTTTTTACGATATCTCATAATAGCATACAGAACAACAACGTTGAACTTTATTCTTGAGATAATCACATATATATTGAAAAAGATGTCGATATTCTGCGGGGCTATGGATTGGTCATCAAAAAAATATATCTTTCGCGTAGGAAGATATAATTTACGCGACGTACACATTGCACTATATCCACATCAGACATGTGGAGAATTGCGAGACGCTATACAAAAACAAATAGATGCGGACAATGAAAGTGCGAGTGCTATCAAAGACATATTCTCGTGTTCATTCACGGACGAGAGTGTCTTTTCATTGTTGTCAGATTCCAACAAAACCCTGTTGGAATTAATAGAGTTTGATAGTAAAAACGCCGTGTATTTTGGATCCATCTATCCTACGTTTATGAGAAAAGTATTTCAAATTTATATCATTGAATCGAACTATCAGTGTCGGTCAATTCGCGACCCAATACCGCTGCCGCCGTCGTCGCCAATAATGGCAAATCTGTAATCATATTATCGACAAATGCGTCTTGTTCTGCGGTTATATTTACGATTTGATTTTGTTTTTAGTTTACCTCTTGGAATTTTTGTAATTCTTGAAACAATGGAATCACATGGTCTCCTGAAGCGGAAAAAGAATCGTGAACAAACAACTATATTTATATTCACTTGTTATCAAGATCGCAGATAAAATTATGCGTACATACGTGTAGTCTTAGAGTTGTGTTTTCGTTTCGACTTTGTTTTTTTGCGTTTACCGCCAGGAATTTGTCTTAATCTATTACTCAATAAAGAACGATCATGTGGGAAGCGAATATCCTGACTAGAAGAAGAAGAAGAAGAAGATGGTGGTGGTGGCGGTGGTAGTGGTGGCAATGACGAAGAAGAAGATGATGCCGAAGAGAATCTAAATGGAAACGATCCAAAAGAAAAGACACCTGGAGGTGGTGGAGGTGGATTAGCATTCTTTTCAAATTCAATGGGATCTTGTTGGAGATCAAATGACGTTAAATATAATGAACATTGCGCAATTCGGTCCGAATCTGCATCTGATACTTCATCCAATAGATCATACATTAAATGGTTACAGTCATAATCACAACTTCTAAGCGCTGAATAATATAGTAAAAATGCCATAGCAAATTCATCATATGTAAGTTCCGGAATTAATTCTTTACAGCGCGTGTAACATCGAATCGCCAAATAAGTTAATTTTTTTATTCTAGAATCAATTTGACTAGTTAAAGAATGCATAGAATCCGGAATACTCACATCTGTAAATACATCGCGTTGAATACCTTTGTTTATATGAGTTAAAAAATTTAGTAAAAATACGAGTGCATATACGTATTAAAGGTATTTCATCCGATTCCGAAGGATATTCTAATTGAAGTGGAAATTCATATAATAAAGATTTTGCACTTTCATGAAAGAATGGTTCAGATGGTGGTGTTGGCTTTTTTTGACGTTGTCTTTTTGATGTACTTGAACTAGATAAACTTCTCGAGCGTTTTTTATGCGGCATTATATATTATAATTGTGATTTTAATTTATAAATAGATTCATTCATCATCTTCCTCCAACAAATCATCGTCATCTTCAATCGCCACGCCCCCCTCTTTTTTCACATTTTTATCCAAATATCGATACATACGTTTAATATCCAGCCGGGATATTTGACAATGTTCGAAATGCGACATCACGTTGGTCAACTGTTCAGCATTGTTGAAAAATCCCGGACCATAATGTATCCGCAATTCTTGGAAAAACGCGACTAAATCCTTCTTATCCATGTCCAATTCTTGGCACAGATTATAGACAAATAGCAAATTATTATATTCCGTCGAATATTTGGTCAGGACCTTGGTAAATCGGACTTCGCTCGGTTTGAATGTTCCGCGATTTTCCGGAAACGTCTCATGATACCGTTTGTTATTATGAAACGTCTTCATCAGTGAACTCATCTCATTAAATTGCCAAATCTGATTTTGGAACGTGATGCGGTCAATATAATCTGCATAACACATGCGATCCAAGATTTCTTGGTAAAATGGGAAAGAGGTGGACGCACTGTATTTTGCCAAGGTATCGACAATATTTTCGTGCCAAAGAAGAGCGACGATGGTGCGATCCGTATCATTCATACATATATTATGTTCTTCGATCGGCGTCGGCCTATTCAATAAGGTATGCGTGATTTTCTTGGCATCTTCATTATACGATTTGATATGGAAAATGTGTTGCAGCGTATCTTTGTTTAATAAATGAGGCTTTCTGATCGAAATATCTTTGACAAAGGCCAATTTACGCATATCGCCCTGAACATACTCCAAGATGTTGGGTTTAATTTCGGGATCTTGGGTGAGATTGGGTACAAGTATGTCGATTAAGCGATTCATTTGTTGGGGCGTCGGCGTTTTCAGTTCAAACAAATTGCACACCTTCATGAGTTCTTTGATTTTTTTATCGACATAATAATTTCCTATACAAATAATGGGATTCAATGTCACGTTTTCCAAGCGCTGTTTTTTTGTCTTCTTTTGACGTATGAGTTTGATGAGAGAATTGATGCCGCCTTTGTCTCCATTGTTCATTCCGTCGATTTCATCCATGACAATGGCAATGCGTTTGACACGCTTGTTCATCATCTCAAGCACATTGCGATTTGATATATTGTTGCTCGTAATGGTATCGACCAAGGATTTATTGCGCACATCGCCCGCGTCGTATTTGATCACGTCATAATTGAGTTCTTTTAATAGTTCAGTGACAAAATGTGTTTTTCCGGAGCCCGGCGACCCGTAGATATAGATTCCTTTTTTATACGCGACATTTCTACACTGGCTATCGAAATTTCCAAGAATGTGGCGAATTTCCTGGGCAATCGTTTCGCGATCAAGAATTTCGTTTATATTATGTTTTTCGATTTGTTGCTTTGTTTGTTGTGGATACATGAGTACACTTCGTTGGAATCTTCTATATTGAATGCATATATGTTTAGATGCATTCAAACGCAAAACGTTTTATTGTTCTTACTTCTTACTTGCGGAAAGAACTGAAATCGGCTGTGACGGGCATGTAATTGGTAGTTTTACGGTCAGGCAAGGCGCCATAATAAGAATAGAGGTCAGGGTATTGGTATCCACCGGCTTGTCCATTGGAACCACCTTGGCCAATTGGATAGCCTTGTCCATAACCTCCGTAACCTTGTCCGTAACCTGACCCGTATCCTTGTCCATTATTCAATACATTATATCCAGCATTTTCCACTCGATTTGCCACATTTCCGGCAACATTAACAGCACCACTTGCAGTATCTCTCAACAAACTATTTGCACCACTAGCAGTATCTTTCAATAAACCAACCGTGCCACTACCCGCAGATTGCAATAGATTTCCTGCCGTTCCAATTGTACCAGCGACAATTTTTTCTGCTCCCGTTACCACATTTCCCGCCGTTCCCGTAACTGTATTGGCAACATCTCCTGCGGTTCCAGCAACGGTTTGAACTGCATTACCCGCGCTCATTCCGACCGAACCAATCGCGCCACTTGTATTCTTGGCATTGGCTTCATTGGTCGAAAGATTCACATTGAGGTTTTGTGCACCCGAGTTGCCATAACTGGTATTTGTACTGGTCGAGCCTTGTGGTCCTGACAAAGACCCGTTTGAACCCAGGGTTCCGGATCCCCCTTGACCGCCACAATTGGTACACGCTCCACCACACCCGCTGCCTGGACAAGCAGGACACGTTGGACAAACCGGTGGTACAATTTGTGTTTTTAACAAATAATCGGATGACATGGAACCCGATGTCGCGTTTGTTTGATTATACCAATATTGTTGCCAGTAATCAGACGTTGGATTACTGCTTGGAGGTGTAGTTGATGGTGTCGTTGTCGAAGGTGGCGTTGGTGACACGGGATTCACTGTTTCAACGCCATTGGGGCTAACTGGATTAAATCGAACCGCATTGGTCATTTTGTACAAACCCACATTCGATGCATCTTGTGTAAACAGTGCTACCAATGTTTTTTGAGCAGAGGGTGCATACATCACCATTGTATTGTTGTACGCTTTCACAAACCACGGCATAAATTGCGTAGTCGTAATCGTGCTATCTGTATTTTTAACTACTCCAGCAGCGGTAACGTTTGTAAATATAGCACTTCCACTACGATTATAAACTGTTTTTTGTTTACTACCCAAATCTTGTGTAGTTTGTACTAGCAAATTACCACACGTCGTATCAAATTTAACATAGTGATTCAATTGATAAAGATTTCCATTCTTACTGGGATCATAAAATGTATCAGTTACATATAAATTATTACTGCCATCAGTATCCGGTACGGATTTGTCTTCTTCTTTTGTTGCAGTAAACCCAATATTTGATTTATCACTTCCATAATTCGAATCATATGGAACTTTTGTCACAGTTCCGGTGGGATCTACCATAAATGTTGCAATATTTTTACTATTGGTTACGTCGACAATATGGATAAAGGTAGATTGATTCCAAGGAATATAAAACAATTGAAAGGGTGAATCTGTTACAAGTGGCGTAGTTTGGGATATTGTGGACGGGAACGACCAAGATGTATACAAACTGCTTATAGAGGAAATTTCACTTTCAGTGGTTGCTGTATTTGTCACAGCACCGGTTAGTGCGTCCGATACGGTACTATATTTGTTTGAACTTGCAGCACTTCTTGGTATAACAACAATGTCTGTGATTGTTCTACCACTGGGATCATTTGCGTTATTATTTAGGGCATAGGTTTTTCCATTTACGCGAATCACATTACCATTTTTCGGATCATAATAAAAAGTATCGTGTAATTTGTAGATACTATTTTTATTGTTATATTGTGGTATGATAGCATAGGTTCCATCGCTTCCTATTTGATTAAAAGCAACCATGCCTTCCAAGAAGGATCCACAGTTGCTCGTTCCTGCCCATTTACACAACAAGGTGCCAATGACAAGAATCAACAAAAAAATGACAAATAAAACGAGTGGAGAAAATTTAATACCTTTCATGAATCTTTTAATCCAAAAACAAACTACTCCAAATATACTTTATAGGACGAATAAAAAATGCGACAAATGTAAAATTGATTGGACAATGATGTAGACTGTTTATTGTACTATACTACGTATTGGGGCATTATTATTATGAGCAAAGTCAACCCATCCTTGCAAACGTGTTTTTCGGAAACGGACAATGAGTATGAGATTGGTATAGATGAGGCAGGTCGCGGACCTCTTTTCGGCCGTTTATATGTCGCCGCCACGGTTTTACCTAAAGATACCTCTTTCCGACATCAGGATATGAAAGATTCGAAAAAGTTTACATCGAAAACCAAGATTCGTCAAACAGCTGAATATATCAAGGAACATGCATTGGCATATCATGTGGAATATGTAGAAGCCGATGTCATTGACTCGATCAATATTCGACAGGCCGTATTTCGCGGAATGCACGAATGTATACGGCAAGTCTTGGCCAAGCTGGGACAAGGAACGGCACAAGGAACGGCACAAGGAACGGCACAAGGAACGATACAAAATGTCCTATTGCTAGTGGACGGAAACGATTTCAAGCCCTACATGGTGTATAACGAGGATGATACAGGCATCGAAACCCTAACACAAATACCACATGTCACGATTGAAGGTGGGGACAATAAATATACAGCCATTGCAGCCGCGTCGATTTTGGCCAAGGTCGCGCGCGACGATTATATTGCCGAATTGTGTAAGGCGCACCCGGAATTGGTCGAGAGATACGGAATCCATACCAATATGGGATATAGTACAAAAACCCACTTGACGGGGATCTTGGAACACGGGATTACGCAGTGGCATCGCAAGACCTATGGTCGGTGCGCTGGATCGCCCGAGAATTTTATTTGATAAATGTACATTTATTAGATAATAGAAGTTAAAGATAATTTGCTAATAAATACAATTAATATAAACATACCATGCACGAACCTACGCCTTTTTTTGTCTGTGTTTTCGATAAAGGGTCTCTCGAACTTGGTCTAAATCATTTGCAATCCTTGGTCCGTGCAGGTATAGAAGACGACAATTATTGCGCCTATGTTTCGGATCGCGATGCATATGATGCAGTCAAGAGTCGCGGCTTCCAGGTAGAATGGCTACAAGACGCGGAACACCTTGAAATGTCGAAACGACGCAAGGATTTCGGCACGCGCGATTTCATTGAATATTCCTTTATGCGATATGGAGTCATACATGATCTATTGGTAAAGAAAAATCGGCCCGTGTGGTACATGGACGTAGATACGGTTGTCTTGAAAAACTTGACCGAGGTTTTCCGGCATTCCTATAGCGAGCTTGAGGATTCGACGGATATCATGTTTCAGGATGACGGACACATGATTTGCAGCGGATGTATACTATTTTTCCCCAATGAAACCACCAAAAGTGTCACAAAATATATCTATGACCACATGAACGATCGAGTCCCTGACCAACACTTTTTCGCTCAATTTTTGTCGGATAAATCGTTGATAGGTCGGCTATATGATGAACGTCGCATGGGCTGCCAGTTTGCGACGACGCTTACTATGCCACGACCGATTCGCGTACGTATATTAGACACGGCCCTGTTTCCGAATGGTCTCCTCTATTTTGACCGAGATGACAAGATAGAAGTGCCCGACTGGCTCATGCAGTGGAAAATGGACTATCGAAACAAGGCGGAGAACATGAGTCCAGCCTTTGTCCACGCCAATTGGATGGTGGGAAATGATGTGAAAAAGTCGGCGATTCAGGGGGCGGGATTATGGTTTGTGTAAACGTTTTGTTTTTTTATTTTTGCCACCATGCCGTTTCTTACTAGTAAACATTGAAAATTTTGAATTTTTATTGGCGAGTTATATGTCGTCCACTTATTGCATTTTGCATGATTCTTTGAATGGTTCCATCACTGGTTAGATCGATGGGTGTCATACCATTACGTTTTCGAATGGTTGGAATAGCACTATGGTTAACTTATTACTAGATATAGCACTAAATAAATCTCTATGTGCACTTGACATAATTATAATAACAATATATAATTATATCGTCTTATTATTTACGTTTTTGATATATTTTTCTTGTTCCTTTGTTAGAATTTCCACCCTTTTTACTTTTGCTTTTTCCTTTCCTTTTTTTTCCATTCGATTGAGATGCAGACGCAGCCGGTGCAGCCACTGCAGCTTCTGCTGCAACTTGTGCTTGTGATTCAACCGCAGGTTGAACGTTTACAGTAAATTTCGTGGCGGTTCGACATTCGGGGCATTTTTTGGGAGGACGTAATTCAAACTCATGGACAATGCATTCTCTATGATACATATGATGACATAAATATAGTTCTGCGGGTGGTTCAATCGATAAAGGTGGTATCTCCGGTTGCTCAATTATGTCGGTTGCAGGAAGTGCAAGAACATTATTTTTTATAACAGGTAAAAGTAAAACAATATCGGAATCAGGTTGAAATTCTCCCCAACAAATTGGACACTTACTTGCATAAATGAATTGTAATCTATAATCCTCTCTATAAAATCTAAATAATTTTTCAAAAGACGGTAAAGCATCTAGTTCGTCTGTAATGGACTCTAATTTTGAACCAAATGCAAGTAATAAATCTATCATAGCATATATTATAACAAATCTTTTTCGCAAATATAGCATTCTTCTGCGCCAGTTGACAGAGCCATATGCATCGCTGTATTCATTGCGGTTTAATCTATTTATTTCGTTTACCCTATCTACTACATCAATGCAACATACGCGTAATGGTGTTTGATTTTCACTATCTTTACTGTCGACATTTGCTCCGTTACTAAGTAACCATTCTACCATATCTATAAAATTGTAATAGCATGCATAATGCAATGGTGTATATCGGTTATGCGACGCGTGTGCGTTGATACACAATCTAACTGATTCAGGTTCATCTACCATTAGAGATAATATAAACCTAGCGCTTTCCATATCATTATTTTTTGCGACGATATGGAAGACATTATTTTTTTCACCATTTTGATGCGCAAAATCTAATCTATTTCCCATATCGTGTTTGCTAAGCAGATAATTCAACATATCACTGGCTCTTTCCTGTTCTGCTTCTTCTTGAGAATATCTTTTCAATAAAAAGAATTGAAATAAAGTATTTCCGTCCATTCCTGGTGTATTTATATCAGCACCATATTGTAATAAGAAATCCGAAATATCTAGTTTATTATGCAAGACTGCATTAAACAGTGGAGTTTGACGATGATAATCTCTATTATCCTCACTATTGATGTCACCAACATTATTATCAAAGCATTGAAAGACAAATTGAAGTGTTTCTAGATCACCATGTTTACAAATATGAGCTATTATTGTTTCGTTTGAAATTTCGTATTTAAATTTTAAACCAACTTTTTTCAATAATAATTCTACCAACTTTCGTTGATTTTCACCTTTTAAAAATTCTTTGGTTCTCAAATATCTTTGTACAATCGATCTATCGAAGGAAGATCCATTGTTTAACAAAAAAAGCATTGCTTCTGTTTGTTGGTTCAAATATGCAGAATAAAATGGATTTGAATCAGAACTATCTTTTGCATTTAGATTTGCACCATTTCTCAATAAAAAATCTATTAATTTAATATTTCCCGTCTTTGCTGCATAATGAAGACATGTATATCCGGTTTCTTTTTCTTTAGAATGAATCGATGATGTAAATTGTCTTTTATTGGCTTTTTTATATTCTTCAAGGGTCTTCAAGTTTTCAGACCATTTATTCTTATTTGTATTTCCACATATTCTAAATAATTCTTCTTGATTTATACTTTCAGGTGTAGTACTTGCCGAATATTTTTTAGCGGTTGTCGTATGTTTATTTTTGGCAGAAGCACTACTTGAACTGGCTGGTGGTGGAGGTGGAGGTCTCGCAGAAGCACTACTTGAACTGGCTGCTGGTCGATGTCTCGCAGAAGCACTACTTGAACTGGCTGGTGGTGGAGGAGGGTCGTTAATCCCTCTTCTAAGAATATCTGCATATCTTTCCATAATAACCTCTTTGTAATATCATTATATTTTATTTGACATTACAAATTATCTTTTTACAAAAACATGGCTTCAATATCTGTATTTGAAACAGTGATATATTTGCTGCATCGATCCATAGTGCTATATCCAATCAAAAATTCATCCCTGGCTTCAAAATAGACAAATCCTAAACTATATTCCACCTTTTCTTTTTCAAATGTGAAAAAGGGCGTGTATCGTTTGATTTGATACGTCTCGCGATCCATGACAACAAATTGATGATAATAATACCGGCGATCCTCATAACTTACTGTATGACACAAGAACCAAACTTCATCCTCCCCTACCAAGACTCCGTTGGTGGACCCCCTCACATGTTTGAAAAATGCGGGTGTTTCTATCGAATGGGTTTTCTTAAAGGTTCCTACTGTTCCGGTTGACTCGATCGATCCAATGGTGAGCGGATGCCATCCATAAATCATCTTTTGTTGATTTCTCGCATCCTGGAAATAGACCCAGTTTTTCTCAATTGGTCCCTGACCCCCCTCCAATTGTAACATTTGCGAATCCACCGTTTTTCCGCTGATCGGGTCGATTCTGCCCGTTTCAATCGCAATTTGATTGCGATCTAACCCTCGATTAGCATTATAATATAAGACGTCGTTTGCATTTTGGTCCATCGTAAACAAACGCACATCCTCCAACCCTACATAGACGTTATCCAATGATCGGTCGTGTTGCAAGATCATTTCGCTCGTCTTGGTCCAGCGGTCTGCAATAAAGATATTGATGGTTGCCAAAACATTGATCGTTTCAATCGTGTCCCCGTTCACATAGCCACCCTGATCATCGATTTTATAATTGACAAACCGAACATTGACGACCAATTCACCCGACTGGTTAAAAGTCATGGTGGGAGTGCTGGGCTTGAATTCATTAAGATTTACTAGTGTTTTTCCAATGTCGGCGAGTAGCGCATAGTTTGCCGCCATATGATTGGCCCGGTCCGCCGTCTGCCACTCATGAATCGCTTTTGTATAAAATTTGTAATTCGACATGATGTTTTTCGAGGTCCATTCTTCCAAATGGGGATAGGTCAAGACTTCCATGCATATGCGCGCAAGATCGTATTTGTCACGATTTTCATAATAACCGATAATAGTGAATTCATACTCCAACTTGTAGTCATAAATATCCTTTTGCAAAAACAAATAGTCCATTTTACGCTTCATTAGAAGTTGGTCTTTGGCCAATGCATAGAATGGATAGGCTAGCCGGTTTTTTCCTAGGCATCGATAATGCGTGACAATCTCATAGAGATTTTCAATGCGCTCCGGGAAAAAATTGTAGGCCTCCATCCACCAATGAATGGCCTCTGTCATATTTCCGAGCGCCTTGTAACACTTGCCAATGGAATAATAACTATACCATACCTCCTCGTGCCATCCACCCAATTCGACGCGTTTTTTATACGTCTCGATCGCGGCCTCTTGGTTACCGGAATCGCGATAACTATTCGCCAAATAAAACGTATATCGATCGTTTCCAGGTTCGTCGATCAACCCGCGCTTCAATAGCTGGACATCGCGATCGAATTTGTCGGTTTTGCATCCACCATCGCCAATGTCCTCGATAAACACATCGCCTTTTTCAAATTGGCCATAGGTGGTTCCTTCCGGAGTCTTGATATATTCGTGTGTGACACCCCAATAGGATAATCCTGCCTTGTTTTTCACAATTCGTACATTTTTATAGTAAAATTGTTCGGAACCTTGTAACATATAGTAGGCGTCTTGTGTGAGCGATTTGCGAAAGGCCTGTGGTGTAATCGCGGGGTTCACTTTTAGCACCATATCTGCATCGAGGAGCAAAATATAATCGGAAACGGCTGCGATTTCTTGGGACAAACACGCTTTTAATGCAAACGATCGGTTGTGACCAAAATCGCGAAAAGGTTCGTTGACAATGATACCGGGGATAGAGCGCGTTTTAAAAAAAGTACGAATCACATCGACAGTATTATCAGTGCTTCCCGTATCGCAGATGCAATATGAATCGATATAGGGAGCGACTGATTCGAGAAGACGTGTAATAATCTTGCTCTCATTCTTTACAATCATATTGAGACAGACTGTAGGTAAAGGGTTGTTTGCCTTGTTCACATAGAAAATCGTATCAGGATCTATCACTTTTTCCATGTCTTAATAGGTGATGTATATATCGTGGAACGCTTTAAGTCGATACCAAAGAATAAAATAATATCTCTACAATATAACCTATCGTATTATATAATAGTCAATCATGTCCTTTACCCGGTTTCACGATGATCCCGCACGCATTCAAAAACAATTGCAAGAAACGACGGCTTTAGGTAGATATATGCTTGACACTCCCGGACCTGGTGTCGGTCTCCCTTTTTACGAAGATCCCCAAATGCGACTTCAACATTGGGGTGCCAATTTGTGCACCAATACAGTGAATTTGGAGAGTGACATGTTTGGCCTCACGCGCAAATTTACCCACGATTTAGTCGATATCAATGATTATAAACAACATGCTGTACCAAGTACACAAAAACAATATTCATCAGCACAACCCATGGTGGAAGAATCGAGGGCTAGTCATCCTGCCTGGGCCTACAAAGATTTAGACCATACGCGATGGGAAACGCCCCTATTGGATCCCCAGGCCAATTTGGAACGCCCGTTTCATCATGATATTCAAACACGCATCTTGGAAAAGGACTATTTCAAGCGCGTGTATGAATCGCCAATCTTGAGATAACCGAATCTTGTATGTAATAAAAAATATATACAAGATATAGAAGATTTACAATTTAATATCGGTCCATAAAATAAATGGAACTTGGTATACCTTTAGTCGCCGCAGGTTTATTGTATATTGCTTCAAACCAACGCAGTAGTAAAAGTGGAAACATAAATGAATCCGAAGGGTTCAAGAACAAGGGTCGCGATCTTTATTATACGGAAGATTTGCCCAATACTGACATTCCCAACCGAAATTATCCAAATGAATACCCCGTTGTCGTACCCGACCGCGATTTAACCTCGAAACTATCGACGGACAACCGGTATGATGGACCCTCGGTCTATACAGACAAGTTTTTCAATCCCGCTGTCAATAACAATGTCTTTAACCCCGGTGCCCCCATGAATCCGGGAAGTATCAATGGTAGTCCCGATGCAGCGGCTGCAACATCCACCTATTATTCCATGGCCGGTCAACAAGTCGACAACAACTATTTCCGCCATAACAACATGGTTCCCTATTTCGGCAGCCACGTCCGCAGCCGAACCATTGCAGAAACGGCCAATGAAAGCATCATGGACAACTACACTGGTACAGGAACGCAAGTCTATAAAAAAAAGGAACAGGCGCCCCTGTTTGCGCCCGGAGATAATTACCAATATGCCCACGGTGCACCCAATCAAACAGACTTTTTCCAGTCCCGTGTCAATCCCAGTAGTAAAATGTCCAATGTCAAGCCCTTTGAAGAAATCCATGTCGCCCCCGGTCTTGGTTTAGGCTATTCCAGTGAAGGAAGTGCCGGATTCAATTCCGGCATGTTGGCCCGCGATCAATGGCGCGAGAAAACGGTGGACGAGCTCCGTGTTGCCAACAATCCCAAGGCGTCGGGATACGGTTTATATGGGCACGAGGGACCGGCCATCAGTAACATTACCATGCGCGGAAACCACGGTATTCAAGAGAAAAACCGACCTGAAGCATCTTTCGAAATGGGCCAGGACCGTTGGTTTACGACTACAGGGGCAGAAAAAGGCCAAATGCTCAACCCTATTCCGGTCGACCGTTTTGTCAATCGCCCCGAGACGACGACGGATTATGCGGGTGGTGCCGGTTTTGGTCAATCGAGTACCTATGTCGAAGGCGAATATATGCCAACCCATAATCAGCAGTTGGGTCAGGTCCCTCTTTCCATCGCTTCGGCCCAGGGGCGATCGGGCGCTCGCGAAGGAGAGTATGGTTTGAAAGGGACCATGGCGTACCCCAACAATCGCACGTCGAATTACCAAGATAATTATTTTGGTTTGATGGGCGGCAGTTTGGGTGCCGTCGTCGCGCCCTTGCTCGATTTGATGCGTCCATCGCGCAAAGAAAATGCAGTGGGCAATTTGCGTCCTTATCAGAGTGTTGGCTTTCACGTTCCTCAACCCACCATGTATGATCCTACCGATGTTCCTGCAGCAACAATTCGTGAAATGACGGAAAAATCGAAATTCCATATGAATGTGAATGCGAACCAGTTGGGCGGAGCCTACAAAGTG